GTGCAACCATTTGTCATCCCTGGTGGACACCGCTGGACAGGACAGCCCCTTTAAAGGGGGGTCCTTTCCAGATCCCGACCTTCTGGTCGAGTCGAAGCGCTCGCATTTTAAAATGCGATCCGTTTTGGACATCCCGGTAGAGGACTTCTTAGAAGTCCCCGCTAAATTCAAAGGAATTTATCTAGGAAAGTCAAAAGCATCCAAGATTAGTAACCCTCAATTGAGAAAGCTCTTCGAGAATTACTATGTAGGGCAGGGTCTTCTTTCAAAGAAGACGGCCCGTCAATTCGCTTCCGATAACATTAAATGGATACGGAAGATCGAAAGGATATGGTGGGGAATCGAAGATTCCCTCGTCATGTCCTCGCCTGAAAACTTTGCTGGGAAGATTGATATCAATGGATTGATACATTCGACCTATGCTCCTATAAAGGATTGTTTCAGGTGGCTTGTCACGTCTATATACGAGCAAGGAATGACACCAACAGTTAAATGCTGGAAGTCATTTACTAACTTCGTATATTGGAAGCTCTCCGGGTCTGAGACCCTGGAGCGGCCAGCCGTACCGGGCTGGTGTTGGGGAATTACACCTTCAGGTGAAATAGCCCGAACCGGCTTGTACTGGCTAGACTACGTCCGAGAACGAGGCCTAACTTCCAAAGGAGAGGCAACTAGACTCGCGCACTTTATGTCGACGAGAGGGCTACCAACCCCGACCGAAGACGTCCGTGATGCTTCCTTAAGAAAGCACGTAGAGAACTTGACCAAAGGTCAAGTACCTCTAGACGATACGCGCAAGGAAGAATTAATGATTCTTGCCGAGCGAGTGGGAAGAATTGTCCGAAAACATAAGTTTCGAGCTACCAATCGCGCCGCACATTTGTCTTTGACAAACTCGGCTTGTTTCGAGAGCTCGCGCAGCATGGGCGGCAGAGCCGCTTTTGTTGCTGAACAATTCAGGACCTGGGCAACACACGTTCCCGAGTCTACCACGTCAAGGGTCTCAATACTTGGCTGTCCAATCCACGAAGTGGAAGGGAAACCAAGGTGGACCACCGTCTTACTTGAAGACGGCCTCCCTAATGAGACCCTAGGACTCATGGACGGAGATTTCCTAGAGGAAATCCAAGCCTTGAGTGGATTGATATCTTTCTCTAAAGAGTATAAGGGTATCAATAGACATACTGGATTCCAGCTACTCTGCTGTGCGGCTGATGCCGCCATAGAGGCTGGAGTACTCAATGATGAGTTCCAATTGACCGGAGCACCGTGGGTGACCGCAGATACGATACTGGAACCTGGCTGGAAAGCAAGGATAGTAACGAAAAGTGAATGGTATGTAACCATAATACTACAGCCAGCAGCTCACTTAATGACGGATATCCTTAAGGAACACCCGTCGGCAAGGGCTGGCCTGGCTGCCAGTGCACAGCACTGGGAATGGTTGAGAAAGTTTCCTATGGAAACTGATCCTAACACTCCGCTCCAAGAGGTGTTTCAAACATACAAACTCTTGACGAGCGACATGTCGGAAGCAACAGATCATTGCGACCAACAGATCTCGAATATTCTTTTAAAAGGATTTTCCGAGGGAGTGGGAGTGGCGAATGAGTACTTAGATACTTGTTTCGCACTACTATGCTCACCACGACGAATGCTCTCGCCGGCATCTGGAGATGTCGTAGAGACCAACAGGGGAGTCCTTATGGGCGACCCGTTGACAAAAGTCGTGTTGACACTTTTCAACCTTGTGGCTGAAGAGAAGGCGGCAATTTGTGAGTTTTTATCTGAAGATAATCCAACTAACAGTGCCATCCGTCGTGCTAGGTTTAACCTGGCATGGCGGAACTTCTCTGCGGCAGGCGATGATCACATCGCAATTGGGCCAGACAGATATCTTGATAAGATCGGTGACGAGCATATCAAGAACGGATTAGCCATCTCTCCAGAGAAACATGGAAAATCCGCGTGCATGGCAAAGTTCTGTGAAAAGCTAGTTGTAAAACTACCACATACTGTGATGTGTGGAGACTTGGCACAGGGGGTCTGGAAGCATGATTTATCATACGAGCAGACCGCGTTTGTAGACTCAATTAAGGTCAGACTGCTATCTGTTGAACAGAAAGGGAATGAGTCACGTGATGACTCGAACCCGGCAGTCGGCAAAGCAAAACAGCTCTTTAAAGAGCTGGACTGGATGCCTGCAAACTGGAAGATGTTTTCGGCTAAAGCCGTACCTTCCATTTTCGAAAGAAACTTTAAAAAGTTTCTACCGAAAGATTATCGGTATGAGTTACCTATCTTTCTTGGCGGACTGGGGGCTACGCCCCCACTCTGGACAAGAAATGCATGGAAACAAATGCTGTGCACATGTTCCGACTTGCATCTTGCAATGATTTTAAAATTCATTGAAGAAGCAACTTCAGAGCAAACGG